AAAAAAGCCACCGGAGGGGCACCGCCAGCATCGGACTCGAAGCCCGGTGCATAGACGGAACGGAGGACTGTTCGACGCGACGCCGTGAGAACGCGGCGTGCAGATTCAACGACTGCCCCCATGAGGTTGCGCGAGGCCCAGTAGGCTTCCGCAACCGCACAAATCACACCATCGGCCTTTGGATCACCACACACGAGACACCTATAATTGGCAAATCGCGCGTAGAGATCCTCAGGCAAGGCATCTAAGCCCGGCGTAATCAGAGAGGAGCAATGCTTCTGCCAACGAACTGGCAGGGGATACCAAAATGCGCCATCCTTGCGAAACAAGTGGGAGCAAAACTCAGCATCCTCGTACCCAACGAACTGATGGGTATAAGCGTAGCCCCATGACTTCATCACGAAAAGGGCTTCCTCAAGCTGGTTTTCGAGGTCCGGGGCGAAGCTCACCAGCAGGTTATCCCCCATAACCACCCAATCAAACCAAGGCTTGCGGTCGGGACTAAGACCGGCAGCGAAGAGCGCCGCCACAAAAGTGACAGCCGCATGCTTGGAGTTTTTGGTTGATGTCTGGGGCTCACCAGATTTGAGCCGCCCGAGTGGGTACACGCTCCCCTTAACAGCCGCGACGCACCAAGAATAGTGCATAGCCACCACCAGATCGTTCTCAACTGGGGTGACCTCTGGCTGCTCAGGAAAGCTTTCCCAAAGCCAAAATTGCAACCAGGATTGCACCTGATCACTCATTTGGCAGTTAAACCTGTTCCAATCAAGGTTCAGGAAACGACGGCCAGGCTCATCAATCCTAAGGCGCGCAGCGAGGGAATCCCAACCCCCATGCTGCGGAACGAAGCCGTTCAGGATATGAGCGCCAGGCCCATTGGCTGCGGAGTAGATAGACTCATCCGACAGCTTGGTGAAACGAGAGACAACGACGTGGGACACGAGATCACACCCCCAGATCATGTGGGCATCCTTCGTGGTACCATCAGAGAGGAGAGAGCGAAGCTCTTCCTTCATAAACTCAGTGAAAAGCGGCACCCAATCCGCTTTCCCCTCCACGACCTCGTCGATCAAAGCACAAAACCCGCCGGGGTGGTTCTTCTCGAACCAACCAATAACGGCCTCCTTAGTACCAAGGAAAGGCCGACCAGCAGATGAAGACGGCTCCAACGAACGTAGTACATCGGCGGTGGAGCATTTGTCACTTCGAATTGGCGTGTTGGCCATAAGCCAAGAACAGGCCGCATCAAAGAACGCAGGAGTAATAAAGGGCTCGGGCGCGGTCATAGACTCACGCGCCCGAGCCGACACAGACAAGACCTTCTCGGAGGTGAGCTCAACCAGGGCGTGGGAAGGCTCAAACTCGGGATAAAAGGTCGAAAGCAAACTGGCCAGTTCCGGATGACGAACCCTGCGATTACGCGGGGGACGAGTCCGGAAGGCCCCACCTGGCCCCACAGAGCACCAAGGTCCGGCTCTGCTCAGCCAGGGGGGGCGGCCACCTAGTTTTTTGGCAAGACAGCCCCCTGCACTATCCAGGACTTGATGTCCGGAGTAAAGTGCAGGTAGCGGTTCATACCCTGTACTCCAATCACCTGGCCGCAGTGCATACCAACGACACAACCGGCGGAGCCACGCACCTGAGAGAGCATGACTGCACCGGAATCTCCCGGAACCGAATTGGCCGAATGGCCCATCTGGCCCGGGGGAAGCTGGGAGCCAACCACGGTGGAAGGCGGGGTGGGAATCATCTCACCGCGAACGTTATAAAGATACATCATACGCGGCTTGACCGGGGACGAGGCAAAAGAAAATTGCCTGCCCTCAAACTTGGCCTTAAAAAGAGCCAAGTCAACAGTAGGGTGACAAACCACCACTGCACGGCTAAGAGGAGTCTCAGTGGTTCCCACCACTAACTTGAAGGAGTCACCCTTCAACTCGTCAAAGAAATGCCTACAGGTAACCCAGCCGAGCCCAGCGCGAAACGCCGTAGCCTGGCAGAGCTGCCCGTCAACAGTGGAGGGGCCCGACACGACACCAATAGCCGCAACGGGTTTCTCGACATGCATGAGGTCGGTAGCGGCCTCATTGCCCGCCGAGGGGAAGACCTCTGCCTTCTCCTTAGCCAGGGCGCGCTGAGCGCGCTTAGGTTTAGGAGCGGCATAATTCCTACCCTCGGGCAGAGGCTCACAAGTCTTCTCCTCCTCCGGCACCTTCGACTTGGACTGAACAGGCCCTCGGACCGGTCCTGCGGGGGCGGCAGCACTTCCCACCTCGAAGCCGGCGTTGGGATCCACGCCGGCATCAGGCTTCGAGCGCTCACTCCTCCAAGAGGCGGAGTCCGTCCCTTGCGGGGGGTCGTCGGAGCTGGTATCCTCAGCCCACTTGGCAATTTTGGCGGCAGCTGCCGCATCGAGGTTCCTGAAACCACGACGGGTACCCTTACCCGACGTAGCCCAGCGGGCGGCCGACGCGATGTTGTTCACAAGCTCTTGCTCGGAAACCCCATCCACGGCGAGGCCTTGCCCACAAGTCACCTCACGACAGCGCTTACCCCCAGCACGAAGGAAATTTTGCTCATCCTCGTAATCCTGGGAGCCGCGCTCCTTCCACTCGGTCAACAAGTCATAGTCAGACTCGAGGCCGTTAGAGTAGCGCCACCAATCATTGTAGTCACTATCATCACCATCGTCATCGTAAATCCACACCATTCTCTTTCCGTTGGCATACTTAACAATACACCACTTTCCAGATACTTTGGCGCGCTTGGCGATGCCGGTGCGCACACCACGCTTAGCCTCGTTTCCACGCCCAAGCAAAGGCTCAGAAGAGCCAGGCTCGGACGGAGGGGGACTGATGAGTTCCGGGCTCGACGGATTACCAGAGGACTGGGCATCCATCACAACAGCGGGTGCGGCAACGGGGGTTGGTGAACCCACAGGCTCCTGGGAGGGAACCTCCGATGGCTGAGGGGCGGGCCTTTGAGAGCCCAAAAGCATCCGACGCGCCTTGATCCAAAGACCAAAGGTGGGCTCGGTGGCAGCAGTAGGATCATATGCCGCACACGTCGCCTTGGTCACGGCGGTGCCAATAGCCACGGCTTCGCGCGAGACGGTTACGTTCTCAGCGCGGGCCAAAGTGGCATCCCCTAGTGCGACAGGCTTACTCATCTGGGAAAGCCTACGCACCGTCAAAAGCACAACACCAGCTCCGAGGAGCACCCCAACATAATGCATGGGGTTCTCCCTGGCGGCCGCAATTTTGCGGGCCCACCAGTCACGCTTGATAAGATCAGAGACGTGCGGAAGCTGGGTTCCAAGTTCGCGAACAAACACAAAGGCAGCCAGGGGCGTACCCCGACCAGAGATCAAGCACCAGGTGGCAACGAAGCTAGAGCAGAAGGAATAAACCTCCGGCCCAGCAAACCCGTCAACCACGGACTCAACCGCCAAGCGTGCTGATTCGTCGGACTTTTCAACATCATCCCGGGTCTCAGCTAACTTAGCCAAAAAGGCATCGCGCTGACGCTTGGTTCTAATTTTATCAACCAAGTACTTCGTGACCAAGGACACACAAAGGCAAGCCAAACCCTCCCACACCCAACTGGGCAAGCGGGAGAGCTGACGGCCAACCCACCAGGTACGGCAATAAGCGCACACACGGGCGTACAGGCGCATGAGAGAGCCCGCCGGGCGTGGGATGTGGACGAGTCCAGCACCCCAGGCAGCAGCGAAAACTGAACCCACGCACCAATAGGGCAGGAAGTAGGAACAAACCGCGGCAGAACCACACGCGCTCGCAAAAGCAAGAACGCGGC